ATTAACTTTAATAGTGATGATGAGAACTTTATTCGTAAGCGCCTTAACACAAATCCGCAACTTACAAGCCCCGCAGGAACTTTTTATGCTTCTGACGCTTTTGAAGATTATTGGCTTGGGGAAACTTTTGAGCAGTTTATGCGCGATAATAGCAAGACATTGGGAGATCCATCCACAGCAGATAATTTCTATGGTGTTATTGTTGGTATTGCATCAGGCTCTACTTCAACACTTGGGCCACATAATATGAAAAATATTCCATCACAGGAAGCAATTTCAGGATGGTTTATTGGTCAAGATTTGGGAGCAGCTGCTTCATTTCATGCCGAAAATGCACAAAAACTCTTTAGATTAATTGGTCGTGGTCACGGTGAGTGGCTTAGCAAGAATGTAAAAGTCACGATTGAAAACATTCGTGCCTCTACAACCAGCACAGACGATTATGGAACTTTCTCTGTTGTAATTAAATCAATTGCGGCTGTTGATACTGAGGCGGGCTCTTTAGAGCGTTTCGATAACTTAACTCTCGATCCTACATCTCCGAATTACATCGCTCGTAGAATTGGTGACATGTATGAGCAATGGGACGCTAATGATCGTCGCTTAAAAATGTATGGCTCTTATCCTAATAACTCTAAGTACGTTAGAGTTGATATGGATTCCTCTGTTGACGATGGCTCTGCAGTGTCTACTCTTTTACCTTTTGGATATTTCGGACCTCCAACGTTCAGAAGTGCATCTGCAGTTGGTTATTTGACTACCGCTGACTCCGCACCGCGCCAAGAATTCTTGAATAGATTTATTAAAGCAGGTGATGCAATTCCAGGAACAAAGGCCATTGGTTCGAACCATGCGGGTGGTTCCTTGTTGTTAAGTGGTAACTTTTCCCAGTTCAGTAATGTTTCTGCATCATTCGAATTCCCGACTGATCGTCTCAGGGCATCAACCGATGATGGTGTTCTCCCCAGCCAGGAAGATGCAATTTTTGGTTTCCAAACATACAAGGAAAGCTCAAATACAATCTTTGATCCAAGTGTTACTGATATGCATAGATTATTATACGCTAGTTTAGGAACCGTTAATAATGTTCCTGTTGATAATACTTCGACAACTTATAATAATTTAGGTTCTGCTCTTGCTGGCTACTCTTACATCTTTACTTTGGATGATGTAACTGGCTCTGTTAGTGACGGATTTACCTATACTTCAGGCTCCAGAGTTGCTGGAACTAGCACAAGTGCTAACGGAACATATAAAACACTTCTTGAAGCAAACATTAAGCAGTTTACCGCTCCATTCTGGGGTGGCTTTGACGGTGTTGATATTCAAAAGCCAGATCCTTTTTATAATGGCGGTATTTCCTCAACTGCAACTCGTGACACATCCTACGCTTATAACACAATTGAAAGAGCAATTGATACAGTGAGTGACCCAGAGTATATCGATATGAACTTGGTCACAATGCCTGGATTAACAAACAATTCTTTAACTGAGCGTATGATTCGAAACAGCTCGGATCGTGGTGATGCTTTAGCAATTATTGACTTACCAGATGTTTATAGACCTTCACATGAGCAATATTACAGTGATAAGTCAAATAGAATTGGAACCACACCAACATCTGCTGCAAGCTCTCTTCGGAATAGACAGATTGATTCCAGTTATGGTGCCACTTATTATCCATGGGTTCAAACTCGCGATGACAATGGACAACTTGTTTGGATTCCACCAACTGTTGCTATGATGGGTGTTCTTGCTAGCTCTGAGCGCCAGTCCGCTGTCTGGTTTGCGCCAGCCGGGTTTAATAGAGGCGGCCTTACCCAGGGCGCTGCTGGTATTCCAATTGTTAATGTCTCTGAGAGGCTTACCTCTAAAGAGAGAGACACACTTTATGAGGCACGTATTAATCCAATTGCTTCCTTCCCGTCCTCCGGTGTTGTTGTCTTTGGACAAAAGACACTTCAGGAGCGCCGCTCTGCACTCGATAGAATTAATGTTCGTCGTCTTGTTATCTTCCTTAAGAAGCAGATTGCAATCGCCAGCAACAATATTCTTTTCGAACAGAATGTTCAAGCAACCTGGAACAACTTTATAGCTAAGGTGGATCCTATCTTGGGTAATGTTAGAACTCAGTTTGGTATCACTGATTACAGGTTAATCCTTGATGAAACCACTACGACACCAGATCTTGTTGATCAAAACGTTCTTTATGCTAAGATTATCGTCAAACCAGCTAAGGCTATTGAGTTTATCGCCATCGACTTTGTTGTTACAAACAGTGGCGCTGGATTCGCAGACTAAAACAAAATTAGTGGGGGTGAAAACCCCCCACAGACACTATTTAACAATAGAGTATTTTACTAGGAGAAACTTAAAATGGCATTTTGGGGCGCAGATCATAGCACAACTACACAAATTAAAGATCCAAAAAGAAAATTTAGATTTATGGTCCAAATGACCGGTTTTGGTGACACAACATCAGATACAAGCACTACGGGTGGGGAGTCCGGCGAGATTTGGTTTGCAAAGTCTGCCAATAAGCCATCTTTCACGATTAACGCGGCTGAGCACAAATATTTAAACCATACTTTCTATTATCCAGGCGCCGTTACATGGAACGAAGTCACAATTACCATGGTTGATCCTCAAGACCCTGATGTTGCTGGAACTCTTTCTAGTTTAGTAACGAAGATGGGTTACGTTGTCCCTGATAACTTAACTGACCGAAACACAATTTCTAAGCACTCTGCCGCTAGTAATATCGGCAAGGTCTATATCACTCAGCTTGATGCTGAAGGCAAGGAACTTGAGAAGTGGACTCTTTATAATGCTTTCATTACTGAAGTTACATATGGTGACTTAGCTTACGGAGACGATGAGTTGGTTGAAATGACAATTAAATTTAAGTATGACTGGTCCAAACTCACTGTAAAGAGTAATACAAGCGGTACGAGTACT